GTATGGCCTTTGCTTTCCGATAGCAAGCTATCCCAAACATAAGACGGCACGGCGGCGGGGTCGCCATATGTGCCAAGCCGAACCATGCGCCCGCGCCCTAATTCGGCGGTTTTGTCATGGCCTTGCATATCACCATAAACGCCGCGTTCAAATGCTTTGTAAGTGATAAGCACGCCCTGCCCTATAACTACATAGCAGGAACGATTATCGGCCAGCTTTTTAGCGGGGTCATTTGTCGGCGTGCCGCGATGCGGGCAATCGCCGCAAATGGAATAATCCGCGCCGCTTTTGTTAGCGTCGCGCGGGTCGATATCAGACCTCAATATATAGGTTTGAACCATTGCGCCCGTTTTTGTGTTGCGGTTTGAATATGTGGCAATCACTACTATAGGCTTGCCATCGATAAGGCTTGCGCCTTGATATATAATGCCAGATTTGGCTTGTTTATGTGTCATGTTTACTTCCCTTTACTTGCCGCAATATGCGGGCTTATGTATAGTAGATACTAACGGCGAATTGCTTTCAACAGAAAAAAACAGCAAAGGGCAAAATAACAATAAATGAAAAGAAAGTGGGTTGCATTGTTGCGCGTTTGGGTAATATTATTGCGTGAATGGGTTATTTTATTTCAAGGCGTTAGGGATTAAACAATGGCGATAGTGAAAAAGAAACGGGGTAGACCTGCAGGTAGTGGCCATGGTCAACAGGTAGTGCATAAATTGCGGCACGGCTTCGAAGGTGCATTAGCTGAATTAGATGCTAGGGGTAAGAGCCTGCCCGAATTGCTAGCCGATGCCTTAGAAGCTGATGTTAATGGCACGATTAGAAGCATGGCGGCACTGCTTCCCCGTGATGTGGATATATCGGTTAATGCTGGCGACACATTAGGCGACGCATTGGCGCAAATACAAGTGAAGCTATCGGAGCGCAAGCGTGGCGAGATTATCGAAGCTGAATTTAGTGAAGAACAGAGCGAGAACGATAAGGCTGATTAGCCCCCCCTTTGATTTGAGCGGCGGGGGCAGCTATATATTATATAGTATCCTCAAAACCCTTATCTTATCCCCAAGACCCCCCCCTGTTCTCCACAGCTCGTAAGTAACTACCCCCATAAAAATTTTTTTCTTCTTTTTTTTCCTCTCATTTAGGGGTGGCACTGTGCCGTAGTAAATAAGATTAAATGATATATTCTTTCTGATATATTAGGGTGGCACTGTGCCGTAGGGGAGGGTGGCAGTGTGCCGTACCCCCCACGTCAGATTGTCACCCCTTGCAGACCGCTCCGCCCTGTGTCATATTTGCAACAGAGGAGATAACAAAATCGGTTGAGCGTTTCTCCTCCTTGACGCTCCCGACGGTGGGGCGGGCTTCTTTCCCTTTCGGCTCGCCCCATCATAACAAGGAGAGAGAGATGGAAAAAGAAAACATGTCTGTTGAGGAGCTATTGCTTGCCATTGCTCTCGACCCCGTATTATTCGTTGAGTCTATCTTGCAGGCCAGTCCAGAGGAGTGGCAGCGTAATGCTCTGTATGCTGTGCGGGACAATGACCGCGTAGCTATCCGCTCTGGTCACGGTATCGGCAAGACTGCATTTCTTTCATGGTTGATTCTTTGGTGGGTATTGACACGCTCACCCAGTCGGATAGCATGTACTGCCAACACTGCTAGTCAGTTGTCAGACATTTTATGGGCAGAGGTCGCAAAGTGGCATCGTCGTATGCCAGATGGCCTGAAAGAACTAATTGAAGTGAAGTCTGACAAAGTTGAGCTTAGTGGGCAGGACAGTTTTGCTGTCGCCCGAACTGCACGTCGTGAAACTCCAGAGGCGCTGCAAGGTTTCCACTCACCCAATATGCTGTTCTTGATTGACGAGGCATCTGGTGTGGACGACATCATCTTCGAGGTCGGAGAGGGTGCGATGTCCACCGAGGGTGCTAAGACTGTGATGACGGGCAACCCGACTCGCACGTCTGGTTACTTCTATGAAGCCTTCAATAAGATGAGAGATAGGTTCTTTACAATGAAGGTCGCATCATCTGATAGTACTCAGGTGAGTAAAACCTTCATGGAGGATATGAAACTCAAGTATGGCGAAGACAGCAACATCTACAGAGTTCGTGTTCTTGGAGAGTGGCCTGAAGCCGACGACGACGTGGTTGTACCACTGCACCTCTTGCAGTCAGCATCCACGCGAGAGCAGGAAGCAGCAGAAACCACCCCCGTTGTATGGGGTCTTGACGTGGCACGTTTCGGTACGGACAAAACAGCTCTATGCAAACGCAAGGGTAATGTTGTAACAGAGCCTATCAAAACTTGGCGCAACAAAGACCTCATGGAAGTATGCGGGATTATCCTCAATGAATATGAAACAACTCGATGGGGCGACCGTCCTGCTGAAATACTGGTTGATAGTATCGGTCTTGGTGCTGGCGTTGTTGACCGCCTCATGGAACTTGACCTTCCTGTGCGCGGTATCAACGTCGCGGAGTCCCCTGCAATGGGAGACAGATATGGGCGTTTACGAGATGAGTTGTGGTTTCTCGCAAAAGAATGGTTCGAGTCGCGGGACTGCACCATTCCGCCGCAAGAGGAGCTAATAGACGACCTGTCCAAGCCGCGCTTTAAGTTTACCTCCAACGGTAAGCTGAAGGTTGAGAGCAAAGACGAGATGAAGCGTCGTGGCTTGAACTCACCTGACCTTGCAGACTCCTTCTGCCTGACCTTCGCTGGTCGTGCCAGCATCGGCAAAGATGGCTCACGGCACAAATGGAACAGGTCAATAAATTATGAGAAAGCGAGTTGGGTGGTCTGATGGCTTATATTGAGTTTGAAGAAGATACAGATGACTTTGACATCTTGGTTGCTACCCTTGATGGCCTGAATGGTCTTGGCACTGACTGGGACGACCTGCTGAACTTGACCTTGCTTGCATCTGCGTATTGTGGTCAAATGGCGGAGATTTCGCCTGACGAATACATGGAGATTGTTTCGTCCATCCGCGTTACGGAAGATGGCATTTACGGAGAGGCTTGATGGCTAAGAAGGTTGTAACTACGTTTGAGGTGCGAACACCAGTGCGTCGCCGTCATAAAAAACGTGGTCTGCACATTCGTAAGAAGCTCGGCCCGAAAAGCAATATGAGGATTCGCTAATGGCTATCGTCTATCGTGGTGAGCGTTTTGCTGGTTACAACAAGCCGAAGCGCACCCCCAAGCATCCGAAGAAAAGCCATGCGGTTCTAGCAAAAGAAGGTGACAAGATTCGCCTCATTCGTTTTGGTCAGCAAGGTGTGCGTGGTGCTGGCAAAAATCCAAAGACTGCAAAAGACAAAGCGCGTAAGCGTTCTTATTATGCGCGTCATAACGCACAAGGTAAGCCGACAAGTAAGTTGTCTGCAAAATACTGGTCACATAAAGTTAAGTGGTAGGAGTTAGATATGCCAAACGTAGCAGGAAAAAAGTTCCCTTACACCAAGAAGGGTAAAACAGCAGCGAAGTCTTATGCAAGTAAGATGGGCAAAAGGGTAGTCAAGAAAAAAGCTACTAAGAAGAAAAAATAATGTATGTTACTGTTTACACACGTAACCGTGCCGCCGAGAAAGCAGCAGCATTGGAAGCGGAGAAAGTAGCTAAGAAGGCTGCACCTAAGAAACGTGGTCGCCCACGCAAACAGAGGACAGAGAAATGATTTGCCCACATTGCGGATACCCCAATCCAAATGGTTACACAGAGCGTTGCAAAGGCTGTCGCAAGCCGCTAAGTGAAGCTCCTGTTGTTAAGGAAAAGCCTAAAGTAGCTAAAGTAGCTAAAACGGCTAAAAAGGCTAAAGTATCTAAGAAAGCATAGTTATGGCTAAAATGGACGACATTGAGTTTCAGGGCATTGTTCGCAATGAGATTGAACAAGCGCTAGGTCACTACGATACGGAGTACTCGCAAGACCGTATCGACGCGATGGACTATTACTTGGGCGAACCGTTTGGCAATGAACAGCCAGACCGCTCTCAAGTTGTTAGCACCGAAGTATCTGACACTATCGAACACATCATGCCGTCCTTGATGCGTATCTTTACGCAGTCTGAAGAGTATGTGCGTTTCGCACCTCACGGGCCAGAAGATGTAGCTGTAGCCGAACAAGCCAGTGATTACTGCAACTGGGTTATCAATAACGATAACCGTGGTTTTGAAATCATGCACAACTGGTTCAAGGATGCTTTGATTCTGAAGAACGGTGTCGTTAAGTTTTACTGGGATGAGAAGACAGATATTGAGACAGAAGAATATGCTGACCTCAATGATGAAGAGCTAACTGTCATTCTTGCAGACCCAGAAGTCGAGATTGTCGAGCAAGACGAACGCACCATCGGTGAGGACATGATTACCCCTGATGGTATGATGATTCCTGCTCCTGTGCTGTATGACATCAAAGTTAAGCGCACCAAAACAGACGGCAAGGTCTGCATTGAGAATGTGCCACCAGACGAGTTTTTGATTACGATCCGCGCCAAGTCT